AGGCGAAGACGCGCCAGGCTGAGCAGTACCAGGGTAACTATAATTCGGCTTCATGGACTGACCGCCGAATCCAATTTTACGGCACGGCGCCGTCCGATAACCGTAACGAGGTAACGCAATCGACCCGATTCCGTTTACTGCAGAAGTCTCGTTACGCTGAAAAGAATTACGCGAGCATGACGCAGTACGCGCTCGATATGGTAACCTACGTGGTGGGTGACGGCATCCTGCCGAACAGCCACGCTCAGGATGAAAAGAAGGCGAAGCTGTACGTAAACTATTACCTGCGTAAGATGCGTAAGCCCACGATTGATGGGCGCTGGTCTTACGGCGATGCCCAGAAGATTAAGGTTCACACCTGGTGCGTTGACGGTGAGTTATTCGTGGTCTCCGTGGAGGACAGGCAGGGCGAGATTAAGCAGCAGATTATCGAAGCCCACCGGTGCGTTAACCCTGCCGATGCCCAGCAGGGCGAAGGCTGGTCAGACGGTTTCAAATTCGGGAGTTACGGCGAGGTGCTGGAATATAACTTTAAGATGGATGACGGCAGTGACCGCAGGGTGCCTGCCGATAAGGTACGCCACATCAGCAAGGCCACGCGGGCCAGCGCCGCCCACGGCCTGCCGCCCCTGGCTCAAGCCCTCAATACTATGCAGGATCAGGCCGAGGTATTCGAGATGGAGAAAACCGCAGTTAAGGACGTGTCGGATATTCCACGCGTTATCACTAAGGCTGGTGGCACCCTTGACCAGACTACGGCCGGCGAAGTCACTGGTAACTCTAGCAACCCTTATGATTCTGTAAGCCAGAAGATGGGCGGTAAGTTGCTGGTGCTCGACACCGGAGAGAAGCTGGAATACCCGGTGCCCACCCGTGGCACTAACGTTTGGATCGGATTTAACGATGCCCTGCAGCGCATGATTTGTGCCGGTGGTCTCCCTTACGAATTCGTGCATGACAGCACAAAGGCTGGTTCAGGCACCATCCGTATGACGCTGGGCAAGGCAGGCCGCTATGTCGGTTCCGTGCAGACCATGCTGATTGAGGATGACCTAACGCCCAGCTGGAATGAGATTATTGCCAAGGGCATCAGCGATGGGGAATTACCGGATGACCCAGACTGGATGGAAGTTTCATGGACGTGCCCGCCCGCTCCCTCAATCGATAACGGCCGTGACGCGTCTAATGACCGCGAAGACCTGAAGCTTGGGCTTACGTCCTTTACGGAATTGTATAAGCGCCGTGCGGGTAACTTTGAAGCGGACAGCGAACAGCTGGCCCGCGATATCGCATTACTGCGTAGGCTGGAAGAAAAGTATAAACTGCCAGTTAATACGCTTAGCCAGCGGTACAATACTCTGCCGTTTAACGATCAGCAGATTACCTCTATCACTCAAGCAAACCCCGAACCTCTCCAGCAATAACGTGAAATTTCTTCTTCAAGGATTGAAAGGGCGCGAGCCCTTGATGATTGAGCCTAACCAGGCACTAGACCTCTACCGTTCCAGTGAGCAGCTGGGCATGGTTGACAAACTGGTGCAGATGGTGGCTGACCGCCCTGCGCCGTCTAAGACCGGTATGGTGGCAGTCGTGCCTCTGGTGGGTGTAATCGGCAAAGGGCTCAGCTCACTTGAGAAGGCCCTAGGCGGCGTTGACCTTAACGACTTCACTAAGGCGTTCAAGGCCATGGAGGCTGACCCGCAGGTGTCTGAAATCTGGCTGTACGTTAACTCCCCTGGCGGCACGGCCACTGGCGTGGAGGAAGTGGCAGAGCTCGTACGCAATTCGACTAAGCCCACCGCGACCTATTCCGACCAGATCATGGCATCCGCTGGCTATTATATCGGGGCGGCCGCAGATCGGGTAATCGTGGCGCCATCAGCAATCGTGGGGAGTATAGGTGTACGGCTCGTCATTGAAGACTGGTCGAAGGCATACGAGAATGCTGGCGTTAAGATTATCAGCATTACGTCCGGTGACCTGAAGGGTGGCGCTGATGGCTCTTCAATCTCTGACGAAGAGATGCAGGACGCCATCCGTTACGTCGAAGAGCTGGGTGCCACGTTCCGTGCTGACGTCCGTAAGACGCGTTCAAACATCGCTGACTCTTCCATGCGTGGTCAGACGTTCTCTGGCCGTACATCCGCTACCCTTGGCCTAGCCACTGGCCTGGCTAACTCCCTTGAGGACGCCCTAAAGACCAGCCCCAATTCCAATGCCTGAAGTAATTATCTCTGATATTGATGGCACCCTCATTGACGATGCGGGTTTGCTCATCGAACCTGTGGAGGATTTTATTGAGGCATACGATAGCCCGCTTATCCTGCTGACGAACCGCGCTGAATCTACGCGTGACGCCACCGTGGCCGAATTGGCTGCGCTGGAAATCGAATACAGCCGCCTGATCATGAACGGCGGTAGCCAGGACGCACCCGAATTTAAGCGTAACGAAGTTAAGGCGCTGCTCGACCAGGGCTATGACGTGCAGGCATTCATCGATAACCGCGAAGACACCCGCAACGCGGTGGCTGAATTAGGCGTACAGGTCATCGACCCAGCCGAAATTATCAACACGGCGGCTAATGATGAAGACATGAATAAAGAAACTCCCGAAGCATTGAACGCTAAGCTGACGGCTGACCTGTCGGCCCTCACCTCTGAGCGTGATTCTTTCATGGCCAAGGTTACCACCGCTGACGCGGAGTTGACCGCCGCCAAGGATTTGGCCGCCACCCTCTTGGCTGAGCGTGACGCCCTTGCCCTCAAGGTTTCCGAATTGGAAGCCGCTCAGGCCACCGCCTCTAAGCAGGCCGCTGACCTGATCGCTAAGGCTGGCGCTCCTATCGCCCCCCTTAACGTCACCCCAGCTGAGCAGACCGCTAAGCCCACCGGCAAGGAATTGCTGGAACAGCTCGCGTCCATGTCGGCCGGAAAAGCCCGTGACGAATTCTTCACTAAGCATAAGCACGAGCTCTTTGCTGCCCGCAAGCGCCAGGGCTAATCTTTCCGTTAACACTATATAATAAACTACCATGGCAAACACCATCGACTCCGGCCTAATCGCCGCGACCATCAGCACCAAGGGTAAGACCGTTTTGGCTAACCGCCTCGCCGCTCTCGCCCTTTTCTCCAGCGACTTCTCCGACCAGGTGAAGAAGCCGAAGGACACCATTCAGGTTCCTCTCGCCACCGCCACTGCGTCCACCGTCCTTAACCCGACTTCCTTTAGCACGATCGGCGGTACGACCTTGACCAAGGCCACCGTTGTTCTCGACCACGTGTACCAGCCTTTCGGCCTTGAGTACGCTGACATCCAGAACGCCATCAAGCTTGAGAATCTCGTTCAGGTCAACATGGACGCTCTCGCTGACAAGATCTGGGCCCTGGCTACCGCTCCTATCACGGTGACTAACTTCGGCGCTGCTGTCGTTACCGCTGCTGACTCGGCTATCACGCCTAGCTCTGGTGACCTTGCCAAGCTCTGGGCTGGCGTCTCTAAGAGCCGCCGCCGTGGTCTCGTCACGAACGCTGGTATCTACTCCAACCTCATCCCGACCAACGCTCTCGGCCTGCCTCTCGGCACCTCCGGCTCGTACGGTTTCGAGTCTGGCGTGTTCTACGCTTCGTCCTTCAATGGCGTTGCTAAACTGGCTGCCTTCGCTTGCGACCAGTCTGCTATCGCTGTGGCCTCGGCCGCACCTGCCCTCGACCACGTCAAGGGTCTGATGCTCGAATCCAACAGCATGACCATTGATGAGCTCGGCCTGACTGTTTACTACAACATCTGGGTTGATGCCTCTTCCCGTAATATCATCGCATCGTTCGAAGTCATGTTCGGCGCCGCGAAGGGTATCACGACCGGCACGATGGCTCTGGCTCTTAACCCCTAATCGGAAACAGCCCCTGAAACTGAGCCCCCTTAACTGGGGGCTTTTTTTTTCCTAAAGATAGATGAGCCTCTACGCCGAATTCCTGCCCGATGCTAAGGTGGTCATGTTTGACCTGGGTGTGCCCGGCCAGACGGCTGACGGTACCCTGACGTTCCGGTGTATGATCTCGGAACCCCAGACCAGCCAGCAATTCGGCGAGGGGGGCTTCAGCGATAAGGTTGGGCACTCTGTCCGTCTAGTGGCTGAAACAGCCTCATGGGCCCTCCCAGACGGCACGGCTGGGGCATCTGGCCCAGTCATCGTGGCTAACGCCGTGGTGGCCTCCCTAGGCTACGGCAAGAAACTGCTGGTTAACGGCAAGGGCGTACGCATCACCCAGGTTACCTATAAGCGGACGTCAGCCTGGGTAACCCTGCAGGTCATGGACGATGGAGCATGAGGGTTAAGGTAAAGATTGACCCTAAGAGCATGGCCGAATTCCAAGCGGCCTTGAAGGACTTTGCCGACCATACCGGGCAGGGTATCCTAGATATAGCCC